CAGGTCTTTTTTCGGCATGTTGCACTGGGACAACTGATTGACTTCCAGCATTGCTAATTTTACTTGAAAGTTCTTCTATTCTGTTACTAAGTCTAATAAATGTATCAATATCATCAATTCTACATTTACTTTGCATTTCCCTGCATCTTGTAATCTGTTCCTGTAATTCTTCCTTGTACATACTTGTCCTTTCTTGTTTTTGGGTATAAAAATACCACCTAGCCTTTTGACTAGATGGTAAACCTACTTCTCTTTATTTTCTCTTTTTTCTACTTCTTTTATAAATTCTTTAAATTCCTCTTCTGTCATTGCTCGTATCTGGTCAAACAATCCACCTGGTTTATACATTCTATCATCACATATAAATTCTTGACTATTATTCATATATCATATTCTCCTATAATTTTCTAAATACAAAATCAAACTTAAATGATAACTCCTCAAGCGCTTTTTCCATACTTGTAACTTCAGTATACATCGAATATTTTTTCAATGCAACATAATAATCTTTTTCGGGTATTTCTTTAGATGGTCTTGAATAATAATATATACTTCCATTATGCCCTACTGTAATACCCGCTACATTCTTATTTTTTAAAAGAACGTTTAAATCACTTAAGCTTGGAGGTAATCCCCTTGGATGATTATGTATTAATAATACTTTTTCTCCTTTTTTTTCCGCTCTACTAACATCTTGATTAAACTTTTTAGTTCTTTTTATTCCAAAAGGAATATGCTGGTTAGTTATATCTGAAATCTTTTTACATGACGACAAACTAATTGCATATAACTCTTCTGTATTTTTTCCGTCTCTATTTTTTAACGCATTTCGACTTTTCTCTGCAATTAATCCTTTTACTTTTTCATCATCTGATATTTTACTAAATCTTGCATTATATTCTTTTGATTTTATCACTTTCCAATTCACTCCATAATTATCATTACCACTTTTGCCATTCTTTAAACTACGCTTTGTTCTAATTGAATTTTCCCTAAATTCTGAATTTACATACTTTTCTTTCCAATCTTTGTACGTCATATCAGCAGAAACATAATATGTATTACCATCTTCATCTCTTGCAGCTCTTTGCTCACCTTTGGTAAATTCATCATCAAAATAAGGTGCTGTACAGCTTCTACAATTAACGTGAAATGGCGGAGCTGTTACCCCCTCTTCATATTCGTTCATCTTGAATACTTTGCCATCCATTTCCTGGCAGATGTCTGATGTATGACCGTCCAATGTGGTTACAATCTCATATCTTTCAACATCCAACTCCTTAAAGCATTCCTTTTGAGCTGTTGAACTAAAATACGCCGATTCAGTCATTACAAGTCTTCCGGCATTAGCCTTGCTTACATTCATTTTGTTTGATGCCTTAACAAAATCAACAGGCATAAACATAGATGAACTGATTGCAGATGAAATAAATTCACTTAAGAAGACTCTTGGAGAAGATGTTACGGAAGACGTGGCAATGTCACTGTTTCATCATAATGAACAGACTGTAAAAACAAGTAATGCAACACTACCAATTGAAGTTAATGCACCATATGTGAGGGTAAAGGCATCATCATCCAACGCTAGAATTGAATTCCAGAACGAGTATCAGCAAACGATTAATAAGGAATTTTATTCAGGAAGCATTGATGAAATCATAGATTTGAGTAAATATGGAACAACAGAATATGATGTTAAATACATTAGAATTTTTACAAACAATGCCAGCACGGCAGAAGTAATATGTTTGGGAAGTGCGATAGCAGAGATATACATAATAGAGCAGGAACATCTAAAGTATGTCGTCAATAAAATAGCTGAGTTTAACCAGAAGAGAGTAGACAGCATAGCAGAAATAAATAATGCCACCACAGAATCAAAAAATTCAATTGATTCATTAACCATAAGCTCACAAAAAGAAATAAGTTCTTTGACAGAAGCAAAAAGCAGTGACATAGCAACACTTACAACTGCAAAGATGGAAGACATAGCTAGTGTTACGAATGCAAAGCTTGAAGATATTAACAACAAAGCTACAAGTCAGATTAGTGCCATTAACAACACAGCTTTAAGCCAGATAAATGCTATTAATAAGACTTCGCAAGGTAAATTTGAAAATATGACTATAAAATATTCTGATATGTGTAGAACTCTCGGAATAGAACACGAGGGAATATTATGCCTTGGTAATTTAAGACAAGTTTCAATTAATGTGGCGAGTTTTAAATATATAAAATTGGGAAAAATGTATACAGTGCCAACTGATAAAAAGTTAATTTCAAATCAGGGCTCATATCTTTTCAATGTTGACAATTTTGGATATATAACTATAGATGAGGAATATGACATTTCATCAGAAAAAGAATTATATTGTTATTCAGAATATTATCACGATCATACAATTACAATCTATGTAGACTATAAACTTTATAACGAATCAGAAGAAACAACAGAGGAATAAGAAAGGAGATATACATGACACTTTATCAGATTTTATCCTTGTGTGGGATACCTTCATTAATTGGTGCAATTTTTGTTAGTGCAGTTAATTATGTCAAATTAAAAAATTCATCATATAAATTAATTAAGGAC